ACACGCGTAAGATCGTCGGCAGCGTCAGATGTGTATAAGAGACAGGCTTTGAGACTTAGATAGAATTGCACTATAAAAAGCTTACTGGTTTGACCTCAGGATACATTATTCACTTGATTACATTTATCTTTTTAAAGAAGATATATATACTATATGGATGTTAAAAACTTAAAAAAACAAATAGTCGACTTTCTTACAGATAAAGGAGAGTACGAGAGTTACGATGAATCACTCGTAAACGAATACGTTGCAAACGTTGAATACTGCTTGGCATCTCGCCGAGATATCAAGAAACATGGTATTACAATAACGGAGATAAGGAATACTCGAGGTGAAGAGTATCCAATTAAAAAGAAGAACCCTAGCTTTGACATTTACTATAAGTCTTTGGAGTCGATGAGACACATTGCCGGTAAATTAGCTATCACGCCCGCTGATAGAATTAGATTAAAGATGATAGCTGAAGAAGAAGTTGGAGATGATCTTGCAGAGTTTGACTAAACCCCTAAGTGATGAAAAATGATAGAATTAAAAAAGAAGTAGAACGTATGATAAAGTTTGAAGAGGCTCAACGTCTTCTGAATATAAAAAAACAAAATGAAACGCTTATCAAAACAAGAATACATAAATGATTGTTGGTATAAGGCTGGTCAATACATTGTAGATATAGATAATGGTGCTATAGTTTCTAATAAATGGATTAAACTTGCTGTAAAAAGATATACTGATAATTGTAAGTCTGATGATTATGAATTAAGAAAAGAAGAAGTCGATAAAGTCTTTGGCTTCTTTAGTGTTCTTAATATAGATGAGTTCGGTTTACAGTTTCCAATACTACCCTTCCAGTGCTTTATTATATTAAACTTATTTGGTCTTTATATCAAAGGAACAATTAGGAGAAAGTATAATTACTCGTTCATATTCATGGCTAGAAAGAATGGGAAGACCCAATTCGTTTCCGCCTTGTCATTATACAATATGATAAGTACTCCTAATCCGTTATGTCTTTCTATTGGAGCATCACCAGATGCAAGATCCCATTCAGCAAGAGCATCAGCGGGATTAGTTTACAATACACCAGCATTAGATAAAAGATTAAAACCTCAAGGACCCCAAGACTCCAAAAACAAAGTAGTATTCAAAGATAAAAGAAAACAAGGTGCATTAAAGTCTGTTGTATCAATCGGTGAACGATTAGATGGTTACTCTACATCACAAGCGGTATTAGATGAGGTCCATTCATATCCAGATGATACATTATTCAATGTAGTTAAGTCATCTACTGGTTCAAGATTCAGTAATGGTGAGAATCCTTTAATAGTATTGATATCTACAGCTGGGTTTAGACCTACTGGCTTCTGTTCTGATATGATTAATGTTGGAAAGCGAGTAATGGAAGGTCGATTAGAAGATGAATCATTCTTTTATATGATTTATACACTAGATGATGAAGATAATGGTAAGTGGGGAGAGCCAGACTTATGGATTAAAGCTAATCCGGCACTTGGAACACAAGTATTAGACTCAGAATATCTCAAAGGAGAGTATACACAGTCAAGAAACCTTAAAACACAGCTACCAAACTTCTTAACTAAGCATTTAAACATCTTTGTTAGTGAAACAAGTGACTGGATTGCTGAATCTGTGTACAAAAAGGTCTGTTACAACTCAGATCCTAGTGAATATGAACATTTAACTGGTTTTATAGGCTTAGATCTGTCTGCAACACGTGATTTGACTGCATTAGTGGTTGTTTTCTACGATCCAGACAAAGAATTCTATCATGTACTTCCTTATTTCTTCCGTGCGAACAATCCTGATAAGAGATTTAGAAAAGGTGGACAAGATTTACAAGAATGGATTAACAAAGGATGGATTATCGAGTCTTCTAAGAAGACAATTGATTATAATCAAGTGTTTGAAAAAATACAGGAGATCAATAATAAATACTACATAGGTTCTATAGTCTTTGATAAGTACTTATCGAATCTTGTTATACCAAGAGCTCAAGAATTACATAGACAAGATGGTAGTCCATTAGTATTTGAGCCATTTGCTCAGACATCATACAAATATAGTTATCCTTTGTCAGCTTTTGAGAAGAGTATATATGATGAGCAGTGTAGTCTTACTGATAACGAAGTGTTTCAGTGGAATATAGATAATGTTGTCTTGTATTACGATACAAATGGTAACTGTAAGCCTATGAAGAACAAAGGAAAAGATGCAATTGATGGTATTGTAGCTGCAGCTATGGCATATAGTGGGGCTTTGCAATGGCATAATGTAAATATGGAAAATACTTCCGAAGAATAATGAATATATAAAATAAAATAAGCTTTAATTATGGGTAACTGGAATAATTTATTGGACTCAATGAAAATAGGCGTCGGTGTGGTCTCTCCTGGTGACCTATCGTATCAGATAAAGAACTTGGGTAACGCATCCAACACATTCAATGCTTCTGATGCTCCAAACGTGTCAACTGTGTATACTTGTATAGAAATACTATCAAGCACTATAGCAAGATTGCCCTTAAACCTCAATAAGGAATCAAATAAAGGAACAAAGGTCTTACGTGATGATAATCTTCATTATTTATTACATTATGCACCTAATGAATATACAAATGCATACAACTTTTGGAATGCGGTAGATTATTGGAGGAATCTACGTGGAAATAGTTTTGTAAGAATCATTAGAGACAAGAAAAGCGCTGTTGAGTCATTACATATTGTAATGCCTGATGATGTTATTGGATATTCTATCTTTGCTAACCAGTTATACTATACATATTTCCAATATAAGGCAGATGGAACAAGAAGAGAGAAACCAACGAAGATAAATGCCTCTGAAATGTTACATTTCACCTTCGGTTCCCATGATGGTATCCAAGGAATGGATCCAATAACCAAATTAATGTTGGAACTTAATATAAAACACAAAGCTGGTACCACTCTAGACAATCTTTACTCTAATAACGCATTAAATAAAGCATTAGTCCTTCCAGCAGTAAGCAATGAATCATCAAGAAAACAAATAGCAGACTTTAATGAGAATACATCATTAGATTCAACAGGTAGATTAAGACAATTACCATTTGGATCTCAATTAGTTGATATGTCATTAGATCTTAATGCTATTCAATTTGTTGAGAGTATGAAATTTAATATAACTCAGATTGCTGCACTCTATAGAGTTCCCGCATGGATGTTAGGTATATTAGAATCAACTAAATTCAGTTCTGTTGAAGCAATGACTACTGATTTCAAAGTAAATACAATGTCACCAATTGCTAAGATGTATAAACGAGAGTTTGAATCTAAATTATTGACTAAAGAACAAGTATTAAATAGAATTACAATAGAATTCAACACAAATGCATTAGTAGAAACAGATTTAACTACTAAAAACAACATTCTTGCTGATAATGTAATGAAAGGGTTACTTACACCTAATGCCGCAGCTAAAATCCTTGGATATGAACCTTGGAAAGACGGTGGTGAATCTCATTGGATGCCATCATCTAATATGTTCGGTGAATTAAGACATGAGTCTGAACAAATGAAGAATGAGACAGCCAGAAAGGCTTTAGAACCAGAAGAACCAACACCGGGTGAAAATCCACCAGGTGAAACGAATATATAATTAAAATAAGAAAATATTATGAGTAATATTGAACACAGAAGTTTTAAACCAACAGAACAAACCCAATTTAGGGCGAGTGAGGATACAGAAACTGGTAAAAAGTACCTTGAAGGGTATGCAGCAGTTTTTAACAATCGCTCTAAGTTGATTGCAGATTGGGGAGCAAACTATTATGAGATCTTAGAACGATCCGCGTTTGATGAAGTATTGAAAGATGAAGCTCTAGACACCGTATTCGCTGTACAACACAATCGAGGCGATATATTAGGTAGAACGACAAGCGGCACTCTAGTAATGTCAACAGATGATGTAGGATTAAGATTTAAGGTTGAATTACCTGATACTCAATTAGCACATGATACATACGAACTCGTTAAACGAGGCGATTTAGCTGAAAACAGTTTTGCATTTGGCTTATCAGAAGGAGAGGGATACGAATGGTCTGAAACAGAAGAAGGTGATGCATTACGCACTATCTCAAGTGTTTCTAGATTAGTAGATGTCTCACTTGTAACTGATGCAGCATATTCAAACACTACAATTGAAGCTAGAGGACACAAAGAATTCCTGGAATCAAGAAAAGAACCAGAAATAGATAAAGAACTTGACGCCAAAAAGTTAAACGACGAGTACCATACAAAAGCAAGGTTATTAAAACTGAAATTAAAATTAAAAAATACAAAATGAAAAAATTAAATGAACTTATACAAAAAAGAGCGGAGATCACTGAAGAAATCCAAACTCTTATTGACTCAGTAGAAGTATTTACTGAAGAACAACGAGCATCTTTAGACGCTTTAGAAGCTGCATATGATGCAACTCAAGCTGATGTTGAAGTAGCTGAGGCACAAGAAGAAAGAAATGCTAAAATGGCATCTGTTCAAATCAGAACTGGATCAATTGAGGACAACGAAGGTACTAACCTTAAAAGAGGTTTAGAAGAATTGTTCACTAAAGGTCATATCGTGACTGATTTCAGAGGTTCTGAAGGATTCCTTTTACCTGATACAGTATTTAGAGCTGATCCTATCTTATCTACCACTAATGCTGGTATTATGAATAAGATTGTATCTCCAGATCTTAATATTAAGAAATCATATGGGGAAGAATTCCTTAGAGATCTTGGTGTAAGATTCTATGAAGGTGTAAATGGTAACTTAGTTCTTCCATCTATGGTTGAAACTACTGCTACTCTTACTGCTGAGTCTGGAAATGCAACTTCTGCATCTCAAGCTCCAACTAGTACTACTCTTAGTGCTAAAAGAATCGATGTTGTACAAGGATATAACAGAGAATTCTTAGCGCAAACTTCTACTTATGATGGTCTGTTACAAGATTTAGTAGATTCTATTGGTGTACAAATGGTTTACACTTTCTTTGACAATATGCAAGTAGATGCTGTAGATGCATCAGTACAAACAACTGCAAGTATTAGCTATGATGATATCTTAGGATTAGAAGCTAATTTAGCTGATGTTATGGGTGATATTAAATTCGCTGGAACTCCTGCGTTCAAACAATATCTTAAAAACATGAATGCTGGTTCTGCCAACATCAAGTTTGGATGGAGTGATAACAATGAAGTTATCGGATTACCTGCAATGGCTGCAAATGGCGTAAATGCTAATCAATTATGGTTAGGAGATTGGTCTAAATCAGCACAAGCATTATTCGGTGGAATGGAAATCATAGTTGATCCATATTCTACTAAGAAAGCTGGTAAAGTTGAAGTATATGCTGTTCAGTTAGCTGATAGTGGTACTGCAAACTATAGAAACTTCTCTTGGTTAGGAGATGCTTCAATTGGATAATAAATAAAACCATTGTTTTTTTATATTCACAGGGGGGACCATTCGGTCCCCTTTTTTATTACTGAAAAATCAGATTTAAAACGTAGATATATATAAAAAATAACTAAATACTATGTACGATATAACAACAGCAACAACTAAAACAGTATATCACATTTCTGTATCAGAAGCTAAGGATCATTTAGGCTTAGTATTCGCTCAAGACTATGATGATGCATATATCGCAAGATTAATTAAAGTCGCTCACCTTGAATGCGAAGCATACATCCAAAAAGACATTGCATTGACAACTAATGTTGCTTCAATATGGGATTTTAGTGGTACTGAGATATCAATACAAAAAGGTCACTTCAATTCTATTACATCAATCGTAGATAGTGATACAAATACTTATACAGCGGACGCAACTACATTAAGAATCTGGCCAGAATACTTTGAATTCGAAATTACATCTACAGCGACTTCAGATCCTCTCACATTTACATATACAACTGGTTTTGACAACAACGCATGTCCAGAAATAATTAAACAAGCTATATTAATGAAGTTAGCATCATATTATGACTTTGAAAGAAGTAATTATACTGGTGGATCATTTAAAGACACTCAAGCGGCTGAAAGACTGTTGAATAACTACAAATCTTTAGGTAACCTTAATTAAAATTAGTAAAATAGATGATACCATATACAGAACAAATAATTGTAGAAGTTTTTACTAAAGGAGTTGACTCATTAGGAACACCAACCGAGTCATGGGCCACTTTAGCAACTGTTAGAGCTAGTGTATCTCAGAACTCTGGAAATAAATCATATGATAATGATACACAACAACAAAGTCATTCCTTTCAAACTACATTCTACACAAGATACATTGAAAACTTATCTTATTTATGTAGAATTAAGTGTGCGGCTGAAACCTATACTATACAAAGCATAAATACTACACCAAGACGTAAAGGTCACGTTATAATTTGTGAACGCAACATGAATAATGGAAGATAATGGCTGCAGAAACTAAAATAGATATAATAGGAGCTAAAGAATTGATGGCGGTGATGAATGAATTACCAGATAAATTAAATGTAGGTCTATTAAGGAATATAAACAAGGTTGGTGCTAAAGAATTCAAAGAAGAAATGAAATCTAACGTTCCTGTTGGAAGTGATGGTATATTTAATGCTATAAAAATACAAAACGATAAGTCAGATAAGACTGGTGTATTAGTTGGTGTTGGTGGTGTCGCTTTTTGGGCAAGATTCTTAGAGTTCGGTACCCAAATTCGTAAGACAAAAGGTGGTGGTCCAATACAATTCAAACAAGCAAGTAGAGGTGTTATGAAACCTGAACCATTCCTTGCAATGGCAATAGAAAGAGTCCATCCTCGAGCATTAAAAGCAATATTCGATAATATGGGACTAACAGTTACTAAGTTTTTGAAAAGTAATTTGAGAAAAATAAATAAAAAGAAATGAGTGTAAAATCAGAAGTATATAACGCATTAATAGCAGACACTAGTTTAACATCTTACGTTGGTTCAAACATATATCACATGATATTGCCTTTGAACTTTGATGTGTCCACACATTCATTAGTATATTCATCAAGAGCAATAGAACCAGTGTTTACATTTGCTGAGAAAGATATTGGAGTAGATTATAATGTAACAATTAAGATTGTTGGTACATCTACAGTCAATATGGAATTGATTAATACAAATGTTCGTAGAACTATGCATGCAATTGATTCATCAAACGTACAAGATGTAATGTTTGAAAGAAGTAATGAGATTTATGATGATACAAATGAATTATTTACAGATTCTCTTGACTTCACCATAAATTATTGTTATTGAAAAAATAATAATTTGACACAGATATATAGTTTAACAAAGATAAAATAAATTAGAAAAAAATGAGCGCACCTTTATTATCAAAAGCAATGATCATCACCTTAGATGGTAGTGCTATAGCAAAAACATCAGGATATTCATTTAATGTAGATAAAGAAACAGTAGATGTCACAACATTCGATTCAACTAATTCTTGGAAAGAATTTTTAGTGGATCTCAAAGAAGCTGAGATTTCTTTCGATGGTTTAGTAGCTAGAGACGCATTAGCATCAACATATGATTACGAAACATTATTAACTAACATGCTTGCTTCAGATGATGCTGTTGCATTTATATTAGATGACCCAGGAGCACCAACAAATATTACAGGTTCTGGATTTATAACAAATATATCTTTAAGTGGATCATTAGGAGATAAACAAACTTTTAGTGGTACGTTAAAACCAACTGGAGCAATAACTTTAGTATAAAAATAAATTAGAAATTATGTCAGCACCCTTATTATCAA